GCAGGACGTGTTGTGATCACCCGAGTGACGACCGCCATCAACCTTGTACTTATTTTTCCACTTGTCCATTCCCTTGGTGTTTATGCACTGCATGAAAGCTGCAAATTCACGAGGGGAGCAACCAAGCCAAGAATAAATCTCAGCCTCGAGCTCAAGGAAGAAGCGGTGGATAGTCGAATCGAAGCGGGCAAAATCTCCTTCAAGAAGCGAGTAACCAGGGCAATTTTCAAGCGACTGTTCAAAGGCACGACCGATGTCTTCCGCGGAAGCACCAGAAGTGTACATCAACCCCTTAGCGGAAGCCACACTCCAGACACGTTTGAGAACGCCTGAGAATGACTTACAGAACCGCCCAGTCACCACGTTGTGAATGTCTGACCCAGCCTGGATACCTCGCGGTGCCAGTTTGGCGACTCCATCTTCCGTGGATTTTGACAACGACTCAATCTTGGTGAACAACTTGAGGTTGTGGATACGCTCCACAAGCACACTGTCATCACACGTGACCTGGTGAAGGGCACGTTTGTGTTCCTCGCGTTTTCCTTTCGCATAGACGACATTCCAGTCATCAAACGAAATTCGCTTCACACATCCAGGATAGAGACCCAACTCAGGTAAGTTCTGTCTCACCCAACGTCGGAATTTGCTGAACAACTCCCCATCAACCTCCATGCGCCCGTAGGGACCGCACTTTACGATTCGCTCGTGGATGGTTGATATGGCAGAGTGGGAAGTGTTCGATGGCACGACCGGAATGGCAACATCAGTTATGATACCCGCAGGCATGAGAGGCATGAGCTCATCCCATCTGAGAGGCCGTGGTTCCCGTAGGATACCACGATTGATCTGGTCGGCAATTAAAGAAGCACCAGAACTGGCGTTGCCAGGTCTGACATTTGGTGCATCAGTTGCTTCCTTTGAAGCCATGGGGTCGCGTATTTCAACGCTGGCCGATGGGTCCATTGGCATTTTCATCAATTCTTCCACAGTTTTGACAGGATCCGTAGCAGGAAGCTGAGTTCCTCTAGGCAAAGGAATGACAGCAGTGCGGGGACCATTGGAAGAACGATTCGCTCGGTAGCCCTGAAATTCATCGGACTTACCAAACTTGGAGGCGCAGGCGGCAGCACACAAAGTGGCGATACCCCCAGCAGCGAGTGCCACACCGGTAACAGGACCAAGCGCAACACCAGCAGCGTGGACAGCTGCACCAACGGCAGTAGTCAACAC